CAATCTTCCAGGGCTTTGATTGCGTCAAGCAGGGCATTGTTGGCATCGCAGTAGCCTTCAAACAGGACGCTTTCAGGGGTGCCGTTTAGGTGGACTGTCGGATATTGCATTTTCAACTCCTATCCAAGGGTAAACACACCTGGTTACTCACCGCGGGCCTTGATGATGGCTGTGTGAGCGATAGCGCCGGCATCCCAAACGATCCGGTCATCGCTGTCTAATTCGTGGACCAGGAATTCTCCGGTCATTTCCTGCCAATGTTCTGGGTTTGCATAGGCTTCCAGTGCTGCAAGGAGTTCTGGCGCGGCTGCTAGTAATTGCGCATTCGCAGCGGATTGTTTTGAGCCGCGATGTAATGAAGCGCCGGAAACACTCGCAATAGTAACTTGGCTGTTTTTGCGGATTGTGTAACTAGGGCCATGTGGACCATCGTTAAGATTGGCGGTTGCATGCCAAGGTCCGGGTGTAAACTCAGTCATTGTCTCGGCTCCTACCAGTGGGGCTTGACTAGGGGTGTAATTACACAAAGGTTATCCAATGTCAATAGTCTTGTGTAATCTTTTTCCATGTGCTATACAGGGATCATGGGAAAGCGCGGACCAGAGAAGCAGTACAATGACAGGCTTGATATTGTCCTGCCAGGTAAGCTAAAGCTCAAGCTATTTTCGGCTGCCAAACGGCAGAGCAAGACAGTTAGTCAGTACGTCCGCGAACTGGTAGACCAGGCACTAGGCAAGGCAGAGTAGGGTGAACCACGCTCAATTCCGCGCCCTGGAGCGCCACGGGGTTAGCTTGGCTCCTAGGGACTTGCGGAAAATATCCAGGGACATCATGTTGCAACGCGGTATAATGCTGCGCAGGCAGGAGTCAGGCATTGAGACTTGGATCGTGAAAGTTCGCGAAACCGCAATCAAGCTGGTATTCAACCCAAAACAGTGTAAAATAATCACCATACTGCCGCACGGTAAGCGCGGGCCGGACCCAAGAACCAACGGTGGCCGACATCGGCGCAAGAACGCGAGGCGTAGGTAATGGGTGAGCCAGTTCATTCAGATTCTTGTGAATTCTGCAACGATGGTCCGTTCAGCCGAGTTTTTCGTGACCGTGCGCCTGGCGAAGTTATATCGTTGTGCGAGGAGCATCTGCAGTACGCATATAATGATATGTCGGAAATTGGGCTGAAGAGGGTTGGCCTTTGGCCGCTCGATAAAGGGCTGGCTATCACTCGCCCCCTCACCCCGAAACAAACCCGCTTTGTCCAGGAATACCTGATTGACTGCAATGCCACCCAGGCGGCCATACGGGCTGGCTACAGCGCCAAGACGGCTGAACAGCAGGGGTCGCGGGTGTTGGGCTATGTTGAGGTCGCAGCGGCCGTGGCAGAGGGACAGGCGGCCATTGCAGAGAAGTTCAAGGTAACCGAGGAGTGGCTAGTCGGGGAATTCAAGGAAAATCATAGGCTTGCACGCGAGGGCAACCCGGTGATGGACAGGTACGGCAAGCCCACCGGCGGCGTAATGCGGCAGATTGCAGCCAGCAACAAGGCGGTGGAGTCGATAGCCGTGATAACGGGCTTCTGGGTGAATAAGACCAAGGTGGGCGTTGACAGCGACCTGGCGACGCTGATGGAGCGGATTGACGGTAGGAGTAGGGGTCTGTGATGTTTGGAATTGACGGATGGGTGTTAGCACTCATTGCCTTTGTGCTTGGCTACAATTTGGGTGCGTGGTCGGAAGGTCGACGCTGGCGTGAGAAGGGCGACCACGAATATAAGAACCGCATGGCGTCAGGTCACTACCTATACCAAGTTAAGCGCGAGCGTGAGAACAAGGGCGTTTAAGGCCCATTTCGCTACTTGCCCGCGAATGACTTTCCGCCGGGTGCGGTATCGCCACGGGGCCAGTACAAGGGTTTCTGCGGGGCGGGGCAACCTAGAGGTAGAATAGGAGAGAGAAAAGTGGCAAGATACCGCAAGAAGCCGGTTGTAATCGAGGCGTTTCAAATGACGGCGGAGCGGCGCTGGGATAACAGCGAGTGGCCAGGCTGGCTGGGAGAGGCATGGCAAGCCGAACCAGGAGAAAACTCAGTCTGGATTGACCCAGACGCACCAGTTAGCCCGGGCCGTGACTCTGCTGACCAACTTGTTTGCGGCACGCTCGAAGGTGTTCACCGCATCACTTTCGGTGATTGGATTATCAAGGGTGTTGCCGGTGAAATCTACCCTTGCAAGCCGGACATCTTCGCTGCCACCTATGAATACGACGGCCCCTAACCCCCTAGACGACCAACGCGAGCAGGGTGAGGCAAGAATGAGAGGATTGAGACGATGTATGAACTTCAATTGCCGTTCATGATCGTGTGGGGGTTCGGCTGGCTGCTTTGGGCGCTTACGGTCTACGTGCTGGTCTGTGCCTGGAGTAAGTGGCGCCATGATCGCCACCCCTAGCACCCTGGACGACCAATGGGCCGACCGACGCTGGCGGCTCAACAACCTCTATCGCATCGTCAACGAGGAAGGCATCGAGGTGCCGTTCAGGCTGAACTGGGCGCAGGAGAAGTTGCTGTGCGAGCTGCATTATCTCAATGTGATCTTGAAGGCCCGGCAGCTTGGGTTTACCACGCTGATCGATCTCTATATGCTGGATGAATGCGTGTTTAACTCGAATGTTCGAGCTGGCGTGATAGCCCACACCCGAGAGGATGCGGAGAACTTCTTTCGCGACAAGGTGAAATTCCCCTATGACAATCTGGATGAGGCGATTAAAAATGCAAACCCCGCAACGCAAGATTCCGCCCGGCACCTATCGTTCAGAAATAATTCGTCCATCCGTGTTGGAACTAGCATGCGATCTGGAACTTTGCAGATCCTACATGTTTCTGAATACGGCAAAATCTGTGCCAAATACCCCGAGAAGGCCGTCGAGATCCAAACCGGAGCGTTCAACACCGTCCACGCTGGGCAGATGATCTTTGTCGAGTCCACGGCGGAAGGTCAGGAGGGCCATTTCTACCAGATGGTGGATGAGTCCCGCACCTTGCAACGGCGCGATGCGCACCTGACCGAACTCGACTTCAAGTTCCATTTCTTCGCATGGTTCCAGCATCCGGGTTACCAGTTGGACCATAGCCAGGTCACGATCCCGGCCGATATGGGTGAGTATTTCGAGAAGCTGCGGGTGAACAACGGTGTCGAACTCACCGCAGATCAGAAGGCCTGGTACGTGGCCAAGTCGCGCCAGCAGGGCACGCTGATGAAGCGGGAATTTCCCTCTACTCCGGAGGAGGCGTTCGAAGCAGCCATTGAGGGCGCGTACTACGCCAACGAAATGGCTCAGATCGATCTTGATGGACGGGTACGGGCGATCCCCTTGGAGAAGGGGCTGGCGGTGCATACTTGGTGGGACCTGGGACAGAACGACCTCATGTCGATAGGCTTTGTTCAGCTTGTGAACGGCTGGTTTCATGTGGTGGACTACTACGAGAATTCGGGTTATGGTCTGGCTCACTATGCTGAGGTACTCCAGACCAAGCAGCGTGAGCGCGGGTTTGTCTATGGCGAGCACGTCTGGCCCCATGATGGGAATGTCCGAATCCTGGACGAGAAGGGCCGCAAGCGCAACGAAGTCATGCGCGGGCTGGGCTATGAACCACGTATAGTTCCCCGCACGGCCGATGTGAACGACGGTATCGAGCTGGTGCGGAACATGCTGTCCAAGTGCGTGTTCGATGTAGAACACACCGCACCGCTGGTGAAGGCGCTCAAGGCCTACCGCCGCGAATGGGATGAGAAGACCACCACCTGGCGCGACAAACCCTTGCACAACTGGGCTTCTCACTCTGCCGACATGATGCGCTGCGGTGCCGAGCACCAGCCCAGGAGCGGCAATTTCGACCGCAAGATTGACTACGGCGACAGTGGCCAGTATGTATAACCTGGAAGGAACCCGACATGACCATTTTACCTATCGACACCAAGACCATGCACCCCTGGCACGAAATCAGCCGCCTGCTGATCAATGCGAAGTCGCTCAAGGTGAAGGCCGGCGGGCGGGTCTACAGCGGTGCGGCCACGCTGGAAGGCGATGACGGGCACTTGACACTGGTCTTCAAGGCCAAGAAGGCCAAGAAGTGACCCGCAAGCACCAGTCCCACTACTACTCCAGTGAGGGCATGCGCCAGCTTCAGGCGTCGATTAATGAGTTGTGGGAGGTAATGGAGGGGCTTGCGAGCAAGGCTAGCGTGCCCGTTATCGACCACGACGCCAACAACGCTGCCGACACGGCCGAGGTTGCCGCCGAACTTCACCCCGACCCCTTCCAGGTGGCCCACTTGGGCCGTGGCTGGTATCAGGTGGTGGATCACGAGGGCAAACCGATCCACGAGGGCAAGCTGCGCAAGGGGCCGGCGCAGGAGACATGGCAGGCGGCCATGGCGGGGGTGTAATGGCAGACGTTCACTTACCAGCCGATCTTGACAAATTGCCCGTGGTGGCGGTGCTGAAGGGAAGTCCGGCTCATGATTGGTTTATGCGCATGTGTGATGGGCGTGTAGTGCCCGGCCAGATTGTCCCTGCGTCTGAGGAAGAACTTGAGTCTTTACGTAAGGACGTAATCGCTATAGTGCAATCCGCCTCATGATGTGCTAGGAGACACCTAACCACAGCCAGCCAGGTAGGCCATGGCCAATTACGCGCGCAAGTTACAATCCGGCAAGATGGACAACGACCGGCTTAAGTCGATTGTCCAATCCGAGATATTTTCGGCCACCGGCTCGCTTCTGGGCTCGGACGGCGGCGGCGATCTGTCCGACCGGCGCCGGCAGTCCATGGAATATTACCTGTCCGAGCCCTTCGGTAACGAGATCGACGGGCGCTCGCAGGTTATTGATTCGGTCGTTCATGACGTGATCGAGGCGGCGCTACCGCCGTTGCTGGAACTCTTTACGGCTTCAGATGAGATTGTGCGCTTTGAGGCCCAGGAGAAAGAAGACGAGGGAGCGGCCAAGCAAGCTACCGATTATATCAATTACATTTTCGCCAAGGACAATGAAGGGTTCCGCATTCTCCATTGGTGGTTCAAGGACGCGTTGTTACAGAAAAATGGAATAATTAAAGTATTCTGGGAGGAAACCGACGCCAAGAAGCGTGAAATCTTCACCGGGCTGTCAGAGGACGAGGTGGCGCTGATCCTGACTGAGAAGGACGTTGAGCCCATCGAGCATGATATTGACCCGGAAACTGGCGCGCATAACCTCACGATCTTGCGAGAATACAAAAAGGGCCGCGTCAAGGTCATGAACGTGCCGCCCGAGGAATTCCTCATAGCGCGCCGGGCAGTTACCTTGGAGGATAGCCCCTTTATTTCCCATCGGGTGCGCAAGTCAGTTTCCGAGTTGATCGAGGAGGGCTACGACCCCGAAGTCCTGGAACGCATCCCGTCTTACGACGAGGCCGAATACAATC